GTGTTTGTGCAGAAGCAGGGAGGAAATCCCTCAGGTTCTGTGAATACCATTGTGGATAATACATTAATCTTATTCATGCTGTTAGCGTATGGCTGGATAATGAGATGTCCAAACGAGATGCGTTCATATGAGAGCTTTGACGAGAATTTAGCGTTGGCTCTATGTGGTGATGACAACACCTGGACGGTCTCTTCCGTAGCATTAACTTTCTTCAATGCAAGATCTCTCATTGAGGAATGGGCCAAAATTGGAGTGATCACTACTACCGATTGTTTGGACCCGCGTCCTGTGGAGGAACTCGATTTTCTCTCTGCGTTTACAGTTTTTGTTGATGGTGTAGCCATCCCACTGTATAGTCGCGAGAAGCTTTTAACGAGTTTGCTTTATTCACGCTTACCAGGTGATCCCGCATATACGTTGACCCGCGCTGCTGCTCTTTTGCGTGTGGGTTGGGCGGATGTTCAATTGCGAGGTTACCTTCGTGAGTTTATATCTTGGTTGGTTGAGTCCTATGGTAATGTTCTTAGAGATGCCAAGGAGTGGCGAGACGCTATGGCGTCCGTTCCCACTGAGAATGACTTACGTAAATTCTATCTGAATTTGGAGGGTGTGCAGTACCCTCTTGTAAACCAGGGGGCGTGTAATGCGCCTGCAGACGAATGCATTCCTGCAATAAAAACTGAAGTTTACAATAGTGCAATGAATTCCAATCCGTTGCCACAAAGACAGAGAAGAGTAAGGAGGAAGGGTGGACGACCACCTGTTCCTGCGCGAGGGACACGACAATACCTCGCGGCGCAGGCTCGATTACCACGACAGCGTGGATTTGCGAGGCCTGCAGGGCCTAGGGGCCGGCGACCAAGAGCACGAAGGGGTCGACGCCAGGATTTTACTGGTGTGACCAATATGCCTGGAATGCCTAATGGAATTAGGCCTGGTCGCAAGCGGCATAATTTTGATGAAGATGAGTTCATCACTGACTTGTTAGGGAGTACTACGTTTGGTAATGGAACCAACACGACTGCACAGCAGTTCGCGGTAAATCCCGGTCAGGCCGCTACATTTCCGTGGTTGAGTGCGATTGCACCAAAGTTTGAGAAGTATGTTTTCACGAAGTTGGAATTTTACTATAAACATGAGGTGTCGCAGTTTGCAAATGCAG